CGTCCACAACCAGGCCGCGTCGGGGACGAGCCTCGCGGAAGGCTCGATCGACGTCGCGTCGGGCCGCGGGAACACTGTCCGCCTGTTCTGGGAGGGCTCGCGCACGGGGGGTGCCGGGCTCTGCCGCACGACCCCGATCGCCGTCCGCTGCTACACGCCGTGAGCGGTCGGATGATGCGACAACTGTCGGCGGATTGCGCGCAACTGCCGTGACAGACTCCAGGGGGCGCCCGACTACCCCCTAGGAGTATCTGTGTGGACCCTTCCGGACCTCGCTGGTCAACCGGGGTGGGTCGTGGCCGTGGTCGCGTTCCTGTTCACGGTGGGCACGCTGGGTGCCGCCCACCTGCGCAACCGCTCCCCCCGCGCGATCGAACCTGCCGAAGATGACGCGGGAACAAGTGAGCTGGAGCCGGGCGCGGTACCGTCCCTTCCACCGGCCGCGCACGACGGCGCCACGCTCACGCTCCACCGGACGCTCGACTTCCTGGCGGCGGAAGCGGCCGAATCACGCGAGGCGCGTGCGGAGGCAGCGCAGATCCGGAAGGAGTTGGAAGCGGTGCGGGCAGACCTCAACCGCTTGACGCACGAGCACGCGGCGGCCCTCGCGAAGCTGGGACGCTGCGAAGCTCGCGCGGAGCTGCTCGAAGAGCAGGCCCGACACCGCGGGGGTCACGCGTGACCGAGCCGACCGAGCGTTCTCCGGATCCGGTACGGGATGCCCACCTGACGGGGGTAGCCGCGGCGAAGTCGGTCGGTGAGACCCTCGGCCGGAAGGCGGACCGGCCGGACGTCTGGCGAATCTCCGGGGTGGCCGGGGCGTTCGCGGCCGCGCTCGCGATCGCGATCTCCGTACCTGCCGCGATCTCCGCGTCCCACACGCAGGCGACGGCGGCCGCGGCGGACGCGACGGCGCGTGAGGGGCGAGCCCGCGCCGAAGATGCCTACGCCGCGGCGAGCTTGGCGAACGAAGAGCTGAAGCGCCGCGGACAGCCCCCGATCCCGTTGCCCGCCCCGACTGACCAGACCGTGCCCGAAACTCTCGTGGCGGCCGCTACAGCGCGCGTGCTGGCCTCCCTTCCGGAGTCGGGCGGGGCGAGCGCGCAGACGGTGGGACAGGCGGTCGCCGCCTACTTCGTGGCCAACCCGCCGAGCGTGCCCGCCGAGCTGATCGCAAACCGCGTCGCCGACTACCTCCGAGCCAACCCGCCCGCGGTCCCGACCCCCGCGCCCGGCGCCGACGGCGAGGACGGGCGCGACGGCGAGGACGGAGTTCCCGGTCAAAAAGGTGACCAGGGCGAACGCGGCGAAAAGGGGGATCCGGGAGTTCCCGGTCAAACACCGACCGCGGCGGAGATCATGGCCGCGGTGAACCAGGCGGTCGCCGACAACCCGTCGCTGCTGTGCGCGGGCAAGGGGACGTTTACCCTCGTGCGCGGCGTGCTGACCGCGCCCGATCCGGAGCAGCCCGGCCAGACCGTGGCGCGGGACATCTGGACGTGCGAGCCGACCCCGGCCGCACCGACGAAGTAGGGAGCCCCGACGTGACGACACCAGCCGAGCGCAACGCGGAAGCGGCGAAGCGAATCCGGAACAAGGGGATCAGCCTGCTCCGCACGGGCGTGCCTGCCGCGTGGGGCTACGTGCTCGCGGTGGTGGCCGAGCGGATCCCGGTGCTGACTCCGCTGCTCGACGACCCACGGGCGTTCGGGGCGTTCGCCGCGATCGCCATGTTCGTCTGGTACGCGATCATGCGGTGGGTGGAACCGCACCTGCCCGCGTGGCTGACGGCGCTCGTGCTCGGCGCGAACGCGGTGCCGGTCTACGTGGACCCGAATCCGCCGAGCTCGGACTACGTGCCGCCGGTCATCCCCTCACAGGGCGACAGGTAGTAGAGTCTGCCGCGAGGGTCGGACATCGGGTTCCCATCTCTCGCAGCGAAGACCCCCTCCAGCGTTCGGCGGAGGGGGTCTTCGTCATGCGGAGGGTCAGCTGCGCGGCTGCACGTACCCGTCGGTGAGCGGGTTGTGTCGGCTGTACCCGAGGTTGGCGTCCCAGCCGGTGGCCTTCGCGGCCAGCGCCCGGTTCAGCTGGTCGTTGATGTCCAGCAGCAGGGGGCCGTTGTCGCCGACCATGGCGCGCACGGTCCGCATGGCGGGGTGCAGCGCGTAGGAGTTGGTGTGCGCGAAGACCAGGTAGTCGACGTAGGCACTGGCGGGGGCGGTCGTGGTGATCATCATGGCGGGTCCTCCCGTGGTTCCGGTCGTTCCGATGGAGGAAGCATACCCCCTACGTGGTCGACTGGTCAAACCACAAACGGCAACGGCGCATCCTCGCAGGTAGACGCGGTGTTGAGCGGCAGAGCGATCGCCACCTGGAGCGGCAAGCCGCCCAGAATCGCCAACGTGTCGACCTCGTGTCGCAGCCCCGCCAGCACCGCCGACCGGTTCGCCGCGCTCCCGTCCACATCCAGCGAGTGGAGCAGGCGTTGAGCACGCGCCACCGCGTCCAACGCCTGCCGCTCCACTATCGCGTCCCGCCGTCGTGCTCGGCGAGGATCGAGCCCAACCGGTCCGCCGAGATGCCGAGCAGCGCGGCCGCAGCCTCCCGGCGCTCGTCGCTCGCCGCCGTCGGCATCTCGACCACTCCGGTCGACTCGGCCATCATCCGCGGGCCGATCGTCTCCGACCACGCACGGCACGGCCAGACCTCGCCGTCCTGTCCGCACCGGTCCGGCTCGCCCTCTACCATGCGGATGAAGTGCGGCCGCCCGTCGAGCAGGTTCGACGACGGCTTGTCGAGCACCGCGGCGGACGCCGTGCGGAGCGCGATCTCCCGGCCTACGTCCTCGGCGATGCTGTGGCCGAGTTCAGTCTGTGCTGCGAGCGCCTGGCGCTCGGCGTCGAGCGCGCCCGCTACCGCCGACCGCTCGGCCAGTTCGGCGCGCACCCGTGCAGATTCCTCCTCCGACAGGACTGGCGGGGGCGGGCCCTCGGCGTCCGCGAGGTCTTCCTCCCAGTTGCGCGGCTCTTCGGCCGGCAGGTCCAGCTGTGGGGGCAGGGGCTTGGTCATCGCTATCGCCTCTTCCTCGGGATCGTCTTGCGCGTCATCGTGACACCGTCAAGCTTGCGCTTGGTGTCGATGGTCGCGAGTACGGCGCCGGAGAGCGGGTCGTCACCGGCCCGCGCGACCTCGGCGGCGAACTCGCGCACCTTGGACACCTGGGGCTTGAACGAACCCAGCTCGGCGTAGGTGTCCATGCCGGTCATGAGCGCTTCGGCGAGCACCTCGCCCAGTCGCTCCGGGTCCTCCGTGGTGTCCCCGTTGACCAGGTCCCGGACGAACGTCGTGAGCGACATGGACTCCGCGGACCCGGCCGTCTCGGGTCGGTCGTGGCCGATGACGCGCGCGGCGACCGCGGCCTTGAGGCCTTCCTCATCCATCGTGTGGACGTTGGACGAGCCGACCTTGAGGGTGATGTCGCCTTCGGCGTCCGGGATGGTCAGGTTCGAATTCGGCACGCCGTCCTGCTCGCCGACCGCATCCGCCAGCAGTTCAGCCTGAAGTTCACTGAATAGCTTCCGACCAGCTTCGAACGCGCTCTTGTACCCCTTGGCCAGGTCGAACCCCTTGGCCATCGTGCGGTGCAGGGCATACGTCTGCTCGGCGGTCGGGTTGGGTCCCAGCTCTTCGCGGGCGACGGCGTACGCGCGCTCAATGCCCAGCTTGAACAGGCGGGTGAACTCGACGGGCTCCGGCAGGCTGCCCATGCTGATGGGCGCCAGCTCGACGGCGAACGGGATGCGCTCTGCCTTCGGGTCGGTCATCGGGTTCCCTCTCGAATCTGCGCGCTCGCGGAGTCCAGCGAGCGCGCCAGGTGGTTCAGGGCGAGCCCGGTCGGCTCGTGCTCGCCGAAGTGGTGCGCGATCTCGGCGAGGTCGTCGGCGATGTCCGCCAGCGTCTCCGCCTTGATCAACGGGGTGGCGACCATCAGCAGCGCGGCCGCGAGCGCCTGCGCTGCGTCGTCAGGTAGCAGCACGCCGCCGACCCGCCGGAGAGCGTCGAGCGCCTGGCGGTACCCGGTCAGGTCGGCGGCGAACGCGTGGGTCACGGCGTGAACTCGACCGCGTCGAACACGCCGTTCGGGCTGCCGCTCGCCGGGTAGGTGCGCCATGTGCAGTCGTCGAACGCTCGCGGGTTGACCGGCACGATTCGATACCGGCCGGACCTCGCACGCTTCAGCCACCAGTAGGCGCCGTCCGCGATCGAGTCGACCGGGTCCGTCGGCATGACGGTGACGACGTCGCCGCCTCCGTCGGCGAGCGCGAGACCGAGCGCGGTCACCGGGTCCAGGGTGCCGCGCACGAGGAACCCGCCCTCGCTGTACCAGTGCACGCGGGTCTTCCGGCGGGGCATGTCAGTTCCACCGTGGCGAGTCGCGGGTGACGTCCCACGTCGTGATCACCTGGCGGGCAGCGTGGTTCGCCTGCTTGATCACGGGCTGCGGCACGGTCCCGTACCCGTAGGTGATGGTCAGGATCGCGATGCCCCTGCCGTCCTCGCCTGCCTCGTCCTCCATCAGGTTGGTGACCAGGTCGCCACCCTGGCGCAGAGCCCGGCCGGACGGGGTGTCCAGCCCCCGGAACGGCGCCCGGAGCGCCTGACCCAAGATGATGCCCAACTGAGCGATCACGGGTCCCAGCGAGACGAGGAACTCCTCCAGCCGCTTGCCGACCGGCTTACGCGCGTTCATCCCTGCGCCTCCTCCGTCATCGTGATCACGGTCGTGCGGTAGGTCTCCAGCGTGTCGCGGTAGCCGCGGGTCCGGATGGCGTCGAGCCCGCCGGACTCCAGCACCGCGATCACCTGGTTGGCTTCCGCGATGAGTTCGACGATCGTCAGCCCCTCGGCGCGCGCCGGCCACACCGCGCGTGCGGCGTCTACGCCGCGCTGGTAGGCCTCCGTCTGGTGGACCAGGTTGCCCAGGATGTGCGTGACGCACATGGGCGGGTCGCTCGCGGGGAAGGCGGGGGCGCCGCAGTCCTGCGAGTCGTCGACGTTCCACGGGATTTGGGAGACGCACGGGTTCACGATCGGTACCCCTTCGTGGTGGCGTAGTCAGTGGGGATGCGCTCGACGAGGACGATCCGCGCCGGGTCTGTGTCCCACACTTCGTCGATCATGGGGAACACGCACTCGGAGCAGCAATCGGCGTGCAGCTCGGTGCCTTCGAAGTCGTAGGCGTACAGGTTGCACTCGACCCGCGCGCCTTTGAGCTCGCATTTCTCGCACTGCTGGCCCTCGTTGTCGACCTCGGGCACAACGGCGTAGCGGATCAGGTAGTCGCGTACCGCGGTGCGCTGCGCGCGCGGCACGGTCACTGTCTGGAATGGGTGCCGCATCTCGGCAAACGTGGCGTTCATCAGGGGTCGTGCCATGGTCGGGTCCTCCGGTTCGTCGTTCCCTCTGTCGGGAACGATACCCCCGCCTAGAGGGGGTTGTCAAACCCTAGGACGACCGCCACCACCGCGGCCACCACGTACCCCGCCAGCGCGCCCAACGCCACAATCGCCTGCCAGTCCATCGGACTGGCAGGCGCCCGGTGTCCGCCCCCCACGTGCCGAAGCGCGCGAGGGACGGGCACCCGACGACCACCCGAGTGGGCACCCATCAGCCGGTGTACTGGTCAAGCGACGGCGGGTGGTGGAAAGGAGGTTCGACGGCGAAGCCGCCACCCCCACCGCGGTTGCCCTGGTATGCCGGAGGGGCGCTGCCCCAAGGGTCATCGGCCGGGGGCTGCTGACGCTGCTGCTGATCGTCGAACCGTGCCGAGCTGCGCTCCGCACGGTTCGAGCGAGCCGAGTGGAACTTGATCGACGGCCCCATGTCCTCCACCGTCAGTTCCATGACGGTCCGCTTCTCGCCGCTGCTCGTCTCGAACGAGCGTTGCTTCAGCTGGCCGGACACCATCACCCGGTCGCCGCGCTTGAACGACTCCGCCGCGTTCTCGGCGAGCTGGCGCCACGCGTTGCAGCGCATGAACAGAGCGTCCCCGTCCTTCCACTCGTTCGTGGACTTGTCGAAATACCGGGGCGTGGAAGCCACCGTGAATGACGCGACCGCGGCACCCGACTGGGTGTACCGGAGTTCGACGTCCGCCGTCAGGTTCCCGACAACGTTAAGGATCGTGTCGCCTGCCATTACATTTCTCCCTGGAGCTTGCGGAGCGCTTCCATTTCCTTACGGCAAAAGAACGGGTTTTCTCGGATCTGCTCCCCGAGGTACTCCGCGTACTCCTCTTCCGTCCAGCCCTGCATTTCCATGGGGAAGCGATCGAAGTACTTCGATTCGTCGATGCAATCCCAGTCTGCCTCCCGCAACTTCTCCGCGATCGTCGCGACGATGGGCCGGAGCACCTCGTCCAACTGGTCGCGCAGGGTGGGGTCCGCGTTGAGCGCGTTCGCGAAGGCAGGCGTCTTCACGTCCGCCTGCCCTGATGCGATCTGCCAGCCCGCGGCGAGGTAGCGTTCCGCCGCTTCGATCGCACCGTCGATGATTTCTGTTGCGCCGCACCAGCCCATAGCCGGGTTCCTCTCAAACGTGGGTGAGGTCGTGCGCGGCCGCGGCGGAAGAGGTGATGCCACCACCAACGTGGGGCACCTCCTCTTCCGAGTGGCCGAGTCCGTTCAGCGTCTGGATCAGCTTCCACGTGGCTACGGGGAATAGGCCGACCTTGACGATAAGCAGGGGGGTGCCGATGCCGATGCACATCCACAGGAAGACCATAAAGAATCCGGTTACGGCCTTTTCGTGACGGTTTATCCAGCGTCGGATCTTGCGGGGGAACACGTGCTAGCGCCTTCCGTTCGGGCCCGGCGAACCGCCGGTCTGATAAGACGCGCCGATCGATCGCAGCACCGACTGATACCCGGAGAGCGAGGCGCGAAGATTGTGCATGGCAGCCGCGACGATCTTTTTCATCATCTCGGCTTCGGTCATCGCGTTGAATTCGGCCTCGCACGAGACGAGCGCGGCCGCCTTCCGGTCGTCCGCCGCGCCCCCCTCGGACCGGGCGCGCGCCTTCGCGAACGCCAGTTCGTAGGCCTGCGCGGTCGCGTACGCCCGTCCGATCAGCTCGGACTCGTAGAGCGTGCCCGCATCGATCCGGCGCACCACGTCAAGGATCTGCTGCTCCAGCATCTCCGGCGTGTAGTGGGTGTGCGGGTCCACGTGGGCGAGGTCGCGGGAGAGCTGTTCGAGCGCGGACTCCGGGGTCACCATCGGCCCGGCCGGAGTCGACGAGACCTCCGTAGCCGTGCCGTCCACCTCCCACGGCGGTTCGTCGTCGTAGGGGGGCGGGGCGTCCGGGATCGGCACCTGCGCGTCGAACTCGCGATCGGTCGGACTGTTCAGCGAGGGTGCGTCGAACACCTCGTAGCACCCGCACAAGATCACCGTCCGGCCCTGCGCGTTCGTCGTGACGTCCGCCGACCCGGCGGCCGGGCACGTGGTGTGCCCGGCTCGCCGGAGGACGTCCTCCACGTACTCGCGGCCGCGCTCTTCTGCCTCGCGGGCGGCCTCCGCCATGTCACCCACGAGCGCCACCCGCCGAATCGGCGTAGGCCTGCCGGGCGGTCGCCTCCGCTCGGCCGATCAGGTTGCTGTGGATGGTCAGGTGCATGGCGATGTTGGAGCCGTCCACGATGTAGCCGCCGAGTCCCTGTTCCTGCACAGCCGCGTTGATCCGGTCGAGCCGGGTGCGCGCCTCTTGCAGCGAGAGGCTGTTCAGGTTGTTCAGCGCGACGACGACCCCGGCGGCTTTCTGTTCGGGCGTCCGGTTGTCGACGCGCGAGGCAGCGGGGGGCACGTCCCCCTCCGGGGGCGGGGGCACGTCGTCGGCGGGCGGCCGCGGCTGCTGCACCTGCGAATGCTCGGCTCGCTGCTGCGCCTGCTCGGCCTCCCAGCGCTCGCGCTGGCGCTCCTGCTCGGACGCGGGGTCCTCGGCGTCGGCGTCCGCCATGTTGGTGAACGGGATCATCAGCGCCTGGCAAAGCCCGTACTTCGCGGCCATGGAAGCTGCCTTGCTGGCGGACTTGTCTCCCAGGTCGCGGCCCTCGCCGACCATCTCGAACGAGTGCTCGGAGTCGTCCTCCGGGTGGATGAACGTGTAGCGGATGGTCACAATGACCGAAGTCCAGGTGCGCCCGTTGACCACGGTCCGGTCGATGTCCTTGTCGACGATCTTCGTCTCCAGGACCAGCCCGACCTCGTCGTCACGCATGGCCGTGCCGATCGCGTCCATCACCGCTTCGATCCCGCGGAACTTGAACCCGCCGGCGTCCTTCGGCGCCTGACCGGTCTTACCCAGTGCGGCCACCTTGCGCATGAGGCGCAGCACCGCGGGCCGGACGAGTCCGCGGCCGCCAGGGGTTGCAGCCCCTGCGGCAACGGGGCGCCGCTCCACCGTGGTGATGCGACCCGCCAAGGTTTGCACGGAGTCGAACAGATCGCGACCCAGTGCGTCGACGCGTTCGCCCACCTTGACGGTGGCATCCGTCAGCTTGACCAGCTGGCCGCGCGCCTCCGTGTCGACGCTGGCGGGCTGCTCGCGCACCTCGGCGAGCGTGGCGCGGATGTCCTCGCGCAACTTCTCGTAGGCGGCGACGTCCTTCCCTGCCCAGTCGCCCACCTTGGCCACCGTCTCGGCGACCTCGTTGAGCGCCTTGCCGAGTGCGTCGATGTCCTCGTCGAGCGCGGGCACCTTCGCGAGGGCGGCCGCCTGCTCGACGGTGAGGACGGCGCTGGCCGGAGCACCCTCGGGGAGAGCGCCTCCGGCCAGCGCGTCGATCTTGCGGTTCAGGTCGTCGATCAAGGCAAGCGCGCTGTCCGCCTTCTCGCTGGCGGTCGGCTTGCGGTTGGACGGCGGAGGCACCACCGGGGGCGCGTCGGACATGGTCGACTCAACGGGGGTAGACATCGGGTTCCACTTCTCGATTCAGTAGGAGCCGGTGGCAACGAAGTGCTGCAAGCCTGCTTCGAGCACGTGCGTCACAGTCTGTCCGGGCACACCGACAATCGCGTCCCGCACCCGCCCGTACTGCTCCAGCGGCACGCGGAAGCGGTAGTTCTTGTAGGGCGGGTTCGGGCCCCTGGTGTTGTCCCGCGTCTTGGCCACGTTCGGGATGACCAGCGGTTCGTACTCCAGGTGCTTGAAGTCGTACTTGCGCTTGACCGAGGTCGCTTCGGGGGCGACGTTCTCCGGCACCGGGGCGGGGCCGACGGGGTTGCGCTCGACCGCGGCGAACAGGATGCCGCGCCCGACGTGCGCCATGTCGTTGCCGTACGTCTTCGCCTGGGCTTGCGCCTTCAGGTAAAGATCCATCGGCACGACGAGCTCAACGGTGTGGTAGTCCCGGCTGTTGACGGCCGGGGTCGACTTGCTCGCCTTGGGCTTTCGCTTGGCCCGTTGGCGCGGCTGCGCCGGGACGGCCGGGGCGGGAGTCTTGACCTTGGGGAGCAGGTCAAGGGCTGTCTTCGTCATGGGTACCCCCTTCCGGTGGTGGTTGTCTTCCGCAACCGTACCCCCTACTGTGGTGGGATGCAACCCAACGGCAAGACCTGGATCATGCGAGCAGCCCGCCCGATCATCTGGGAACGGTGTGGCGGGCGCTGCGAAGTGAGCGGCCGGCGGATCGAGTACGAGAGCTTCGACGCGCACCACCGCCGGAACAAGGGCATGGGCGGGACCTCGCGCCCCGACCGGGACGCGCCGTTCAACCTGCTCGCGCTCCACCCGCAGGTGCACAACCCCGGTCCGGGCACCGTGCACGGCGAGCGCGACTGGTCGATCGGCCGCGGCTACATGATCGAGAAGCACAACCAGGCGCCGCAGAGGCGGCCCGTCCTGCTGCATGACGGGCGCTGGGTGCTGCTCACTGAGACGGAGTTCTACGTGCCACTGCCGTGGACCTGAAGAGTTCGCCGGGCAGGATTTGAACCTGCGCTTCCGCCCCTGCCCGGACCTCTTGCTCCGGGTGGTCGGCGGCGTCCTGGGCCGCTAAACGACCGGCGAAGCCAAGCTCGCGTGTACTAGCGCTTCCGCTTCAGTCGCAGGATGCGGCAACCGTCGTCGCAACGCGGGTCCTTGCAGCCGGTGCACATAGGAGACCTCCGGGTTCCTGATGATAACGTTCGGTGAGTAAAGGAAATGCCCCGCGACGGTGAGACGTCCGGGGCAGTGGAGCTAGACCTAGGTAGAGGACTGCTCAATGAGCGAGCTTAGCCTATTCGTGACCGCGCCGGGACCCGACCCCACAGGGTCGTTCGAGTTCGACGGCCAGTCGATCCGCACGATGACCATCGACGGCGAGCCGTGGTTCGCTGCGGTCGACGTGTGCGCCGTGCTGGGCATCGTGAACATGAGCGACGCCTTGACCAGGCTCAACGCGGCAGACATCGGTACTGCCGATGTATGGTCCCCGTCGAACAACCGCCAGTACCCGGCGAAGATCGTCACGGAGTCGGGCCTCTATGACCTGATCTTGGACAGCCGCAAGCCCAACGCCCGACGCTTCCGGCGCTGGGTCACGGCCGAAGTGCTGCCCGCCATCCGTCGCACGGGCCAGTACGTGCCCGCCCCCCGCGTGCCCCAGACCCTGGCGGAGGCGCTCCAGCTCGCGGCCGACCAGGCTCGTCAGGTGGAGGCGCTGGAGCAGGCTCGCCGCGAGCTGGAGCCGCGCGCCCAGGGCTACGACACGTGGGTGGCGACCGGTGTCACCGTGGAGATCGGGGCCGCGGCAAAGGTGCTCGCGAGCTTCGGCGTCAAGGTCGGCCGGACGCGCCTGTACCGCGATCTCCGCGCGCAGGGCTGGGTGTTCCAGAACTCGACGGAGCCGATGCAGGGAGCCGTTGAAGCGGGGTACGTGGTGGTCGAGTTCGGCAAGGCCTACCTCCACCCCAAGACCGGCGAGACGGTGAGCGGCGAGCCGCGGACCAGGCTCACCCCGAAGGGACTGGAGCGCCTGCTGTCGCACCGGTACGGCGTGCCCGTGTCCGACGCGTTCCGCTCGGCCGTCGCCGCGGCTGGTGAGGCGTGAGCAAGATCCGTCGCGTGAACCGGCCCGCTGACCGGTTCGCCATGATCAGCAATGAGTTTCTCCGGGACGTGCGGCTGTCCTTCCACGCCCGCGGTGTCGGCGCGTGGATGCTCTCGCACGCCACCGGCTGGGAGTGCACCACGGAGGGGGTCGCGCGGGAAGCGGGAGTAGGCCGCGACCAGGTCCGGCGGGCGCTGCGCGAGCTGGAGGCCGCGGGGTATCTGCGCCGTACGCGGGTGCGCCTCGCGGGCGGGAAGCTCGGCCCGATGGAGTACGAGATCCAGTGCACCCCGTTCGACGTTTCCCCTGGTGATGGCCAGCGACTGGAAATCCAGGCACTGGAGGACCAGCCCCCGGCCAGCAACCAGCATAAGAAGATCACTCCTCAGAAGATCAAGACTCAAGAAGAACCCTCCGGGGGGGCGACGGTTCCCGCCGCGCCCGCTGAAGACGTACCGTCGACTGCTCACCCCGAACAACGCTCGGAGGACCCGATGCCTCGTCCCAAGCCTGCCGTCGACGCACCGGCGCTGTTCGACGTCGAGCGCCCCACGCCGCCCCCTGCGCCGTTCTCCGCGGGCTCCGTGGTCGGTGCCTACGTCACCAGCTACCAGGCGCACCACGACAGCGTGAGGCCCACGCGGGGCACCCTCGGTCAGGTGTCCCGTGCGGCGAAAGCGCTCATCGACGCGGGCGACGCGACGGAGGAGGAGTTGCTCGCGGCCGCGGTCGAGCTGGGCAAGACGGCGTTCGCGAACCTGGACCGCCAGGTGATGATGGCTCGCCGATCCTCGCGCGGTCCGAGTCGCGTGGACCCGACGGGCTCGCCGTCGTGGGCTGGTGCTGACGAGGCGATGGCGGGCGAGGCCGATCGACTGGTGGGCGAAGACCCGGAGCTAGCGGCGTGGATGGCCGGCGACCAGGCGCAGGTGTCCGCATGATCGAACTCGACACCCCCGGCGATAGGGGGTACGGTTGGGACATGAGCGACAGCCGGCGACTGAACGACCGCGTCAACGACGTGATCCGCAAGCGCGCTGCGATCGAGCGCGCGGCAGAGGCCAAGCGCGTCAACCGTGCTTCCATCGAAAACGTGGTGCTCGCCATGGCGCAGCGGCACGGCGTCGACGCGAGCAAGCTCCGGCCCGCGACCGACGCGGAGATGGCGGCCGCCGACGAGCGCGCCGACCTGGAGTGGCGGACCCGCAAGACGGAGATCCAGCTCGGCCGGATGCCGCTCGCCTACCGCGGTGCGCAGGTGCCGCGGACGCCGTCGGGCGCTATCGCCATGTCGTGGCTGCTCGGCTACCGGCGCGGCGACGTCAAGCCGCTCGCGATCCTCGGCCCGACCGGCACCGGCAAGACCTACACGGCAATGGCGCTCGCCCGCCTGCTGCTCACCGAGGACCACGTGCCGGTCACCATCATCACGGCGGCGGACCTCATGGCCGCGCTGCGCCCGTCGTCGGTGAGCGAGCACGCCGACCTTGACCTGATGGCGTACGCCGTCGCCCCGGTGATGGTGCTCGACGACCTCGGCGCGGAGCGCATGTCCGAGTGGACCGAAGAGCAGCTCTACCGGCTGGCGGACGAGCGCTCCCGCAACGCGCGCCCGACGATCGTCACCAGCAACATGACGGGCGAGCAACTGCGCGAGCGCTACGGCTCCCGCGTGATCGGTCGCCTGTTCGGCGGGGCCGCGCTGATCAAGCTCGACGGCGCCGACCGTCGCGCGCTCCCCGAGGGTTTCTGACCTGCCTGCCCGCCCGTTCGCGCTCCGCCAAGCTCCGGGCGGGCAGGCCTTCCACCCGACGAAGGGATCCGCATGACGTACGGAAGTGGCGACCGGGGCGGAGTGAACCCGATTTGGGTCACGTTGCACTCGGGTGAGGGGGCTCGCCGCGCGGCTGACCTCGCGGCGTTCCTGAACAACAACCCGAACGCGAGTGCGCACGCGACGTTCGACGCGTTCTCCACCGTCGACATGATCGACAGCCTGCGGTACGCCTGGACGCTGGGCTCCGGCAACCGGCTGTCGATCAACGGGGAGGCGTGCGCGTTCGCGATGATGACGCGCGAGCAGTGGCTGTCCCCGACGACCATCACATTCTGGAACCCCGACCTCGGGAAGAACGTCACGGTCGACAACCCGCGCGACGTCGTCCGTCGGGCGGCCGCATGGGCTCGCCGCGAGTGCGAGCGCTGGAACATCCCAAAGCGGATCCTGACCGTCCAGCAGTGTGCCGCGGGCTGGGCAGGCATCATCGATCACCGCACCTACAACCGCGCCTACAACGCGGGTGACCACTGGGACGTGGGCGACGGCTTCCCCTGGGACGTCTTCCTCGCCGACGTCCTCGGACAGACCTCGGAGGACGAGATGCTCACACCGAACGACGGAAACACCAGGTGGGCCGCGGCCAACCCGTACCTGCCGGACAACTCGCCGAACAAGGTCGAGACGCACCCGGTCGCCGGGTGGATCGGCTTCGCCACCTTCCACGCGCTGGAGGGCGTCCGGATCGGCAAGCAGAACCAGGCGATCCTCACCCGTCTCGCGAGCGACCCGGACATCACCCCGGCCGCGCTGGAGGAGATCGTCCGGCGCAGCGACGCGGAGCACGCGCCCGTGGTGGCCGGTCTCGTGGTGGCCGGCGTGAACGCGGAGCTGCGCCCGCTCGTGCAGGAGGCGCTGGAGACGGTGCAGGCCGGCGGGAGCGAGGCTGACGTGACCGCGCTGCTCCGCCGGATCGCGACCCTGATTCCGGAGCCCGTCGGCAACTGATCAACTGCACTGCGCGAGCCCTGGTCACCTGCGCGTGACCAGGGCTCGCGTTGTTTGGTACCCCCGTTATGGACGGGTATGCTGATCTTGTCCGGTAGCCGGTGATCGAGAGGGGTGCGACGTGGGAGCCAAGCCGGGGCCGAAGCCCAAGCCCAAGACCCCCAAGGTGCCGCGCGAGCGGTGCGGCGCGGAGACCCGCGCGGAGGACAAGCACCCCTGCCGGCAGTGGCCGATGAAGAACTTTCACCGCTGCAAGCTGCACGGCGGGATGACCCCCGGCGCCCGCCGAAAGGCGGAGGAGAACCGCGCGAAAGAGCAGCTCGACAAGTACCTGAAGCGCCTCAACCTGGACGCGGAGCCGGTCACCGATCCGCTCCGGGCGCTGTCCGAGTTGGCGGGCGAGGTCACGCGGTGGAAGAACCTCGCCCGGATGTACGTGCAGCACCTGGAGTCCCTGCGCTACTCGGGGTTTCAGGGCGGCGAGCAGATCCGCGGAGAGGTGGTCATCTACGAACGTGCCATGGACCGGTGTGTCCAGGTTTTGGCCACGATCGCGAAGCTGAACATCGACGAGCGGCTAGCCGCGATCGACGAGCGCCAGGCGGCGACCGTGGACCGCGCGCTCACTGCCGCGCTGGAGGAGTTGGGGCTCCCGCCGGAGCAGCGTCAGCAGGCCAGTGAGGTGCTGGTTCGCCACCTGCGGATCGTCGCTTGACGAGCCTGCTGGACCGGGTCGCCGACCGGCGCGAACGGCGACTCAACCCCCAACCGTCCAAGCTGGCGCAGCGCTTCCGGACGCCCGGCGAGCTGGCGCGCTACGTCCGGCCGGACACCGTGCAAACCCCGATGCTCGACCTGATCGACGACGCGATCATGCAGGCGAACTCCGGCGAACACCGGCACTGGATCATCAACACCCCTCCGCAAGAGGGCAAGTCGACCAGGATGCAGGCGGCCGCGCTGTGGCTGCTCGGCCAGGATCCGACCCGGCGCATCGCGTTCGCCAGTTACGAACAGGGGCTTGCAACTGTGTCGAGCCTGGCAATCCGCCAGTTCGTCGAGAGCCACGGGTCCTCGCCACCCGGCCGTCAGGACCTGGACCGAGACGACGTGTTCGGGTTCCGGATCGACCCGTCCCGCGGGGCCGCGCACCGCTGGGCGCTCGCCCCGGCCGAAGACCTGGAGCTACCCGGTGGCGTCATCTCCGCCGGTATCGGGTCGGGCCTGACCGGTCGAGCTGTCGACGTGATGATCGTCGATGACCCGATCAAGGACGCGATCCACGCGGACTCGCAGACCGTGCGGAAGAACCTGAAGAACTGGTGGGAGTCGGTCACCACCACCCGGTTGGGGCGCAACGCGATCGTCATCGTGGTGCAGACCCGCTGGCACGAGGACGATCTAGCGGGGTGGTTGATCGACGAGGACGACCCGAACGACCCGCGGTGGAAGGTCATCTCGGTGTCGGCACAAGCCCTCACCCCCGACCCCGTGCAGGGGATCGGGCCCGACCCGCTCGGCCGCGAGCCCGGCGAATGGATGATCTCCGCGCGCGGCCGCACCCCGGAGGAGTGGGTGGCCAAACGGCGCGAGGTCGGCAACGGCGGCCGCTGGTGGAACGCGATGTACCAGCAGCGCCCCGCCCCGCCGGAAGGCGGCGTGTTCAAGCACGAGTGGTTCAAGCGCGACCGCATCCACACTTTGCCGCCGATGGGCCGGATCATCGTGGAAGTCGACCCCGCCGACAACGACGGCGAAGGCGATGAGGCAGGGATCATCGTCGCGGGCACGTCCACCACCGGGCAGCACATCGTGATTGCCGACTACTCCGGCCACTACACCGTCGCCCACTGGTTCCGTCGCGCCTACTTCGCGCTGATCGAGCACCACGCGCACATCCTCCGGTGGGAGTCCTCGCTGTCCCGGCTCCGCCAGTCGGCGCGCAGCGTGTGGAAGTCCCTGCGCAGCGAATCGCACACCCTGGTCGGGTGCTGGCGGGCACTGCGCGAGGGGCCATTCCCTGCGGACGAGACCCCGGATGCGCTCGTGCTCGACGCCGCGGTGCGCAAGCTCGCGCGGCCGCTCGACTCCGACGAGGACGATGCCGCGCAGCGCAAGCTGCTGATGGAGCTGTGGCCGTACGCGCTGGCGGTGCTGCGCCTGCCGTCCACCGGCCCGCGCGTGCAGGCGCACCGAGCGGAGGGCGACAAGCTCCAGCGTGCCGAGCTGGTCGAGCCGCTCTATTCGGAACGCCAGGTGTCGCACCTTGGCTTCCTCGCCGATCTCGAACACGAGATGGCCACATGGATGGTGACGCAGGACAGCCCGAACCGAATGGACGCCGTGGTGCACGTGCTACTGGAGCTGTCCAGTCACGGGGGCGGGGGCGCCGTGGTGTCGAACACCAGCAAGATGCCGCGTCACCTCGGCGTGCGCGGGATGCAACTGCCGTCCTCGGCCAGCGTCTTGACCCGGAGGTGAACCGTGGATCTTCCCCTTGGCCCCCCGCGGGATGTGCCGCACCGCGCTCGCGTGATCAACGTGCAGGTGGAGCACATGCTCGACGGCACCTTCCGGATCTCGACGCCGCACGCTCGCGGCTGGGCCGCGGTCGCCCGGACGCAAGCGGAGCTGGCGCGCGGCCTGTCTCAGGCGTTCATCGAAACGAGCGTGGCAGCGTACGCCCGTGGTCGCGGCGAGGCCTACGACCTGGACGTGTTGACCAGCCACGTGCCGGGTGACCCGCTGGCGAATCGTCCACCGCAACGGGTGCGGTCGAGGTCGCCGCAACGGCGCAAGTCCCACAGTCCGGCGGACTGGCAAAAGGTGGCGATGACGGACCAGTCCGGTTCGATGTGGCGGTCGCCCGCCGGTCGGATGTACGGGGAGGCGACGCTCGCGGTGCAGAGCGTGATCCGGAAGCGGCGTTCGATGGGCCTCCCGACTTGATACCCCCGTCCAACGGGGGTAGGCTAGCGGCATGGACATGGACATCAGGTCTGCGATAACCAGGCTGGAGCGGTCAGGGTTCGCCGTCTCGCTCCAGCCCAACCACGACGAGCCCGACCGGACGAGCTGGATCGCGGTCAGTGAGGACGGCTGGTTCGCCACCCGCGTCCGCCTGCCCGTCGGCTCGGCGCGGCCGGACGTGCACATCGGGATTCGCACCAAGCGCGAGCCGGGCGCGTTCACGTTCTGGAAACGTTCTACCTACGCCACCGTGAGTCGCGGCCTGGCGCTCGCGGTGGCGTTCGAGTTCGTGAGCGTGGTCCGCCGCGCGATGTTCTGACACGAATGGGGGTATGCACCGCCATTCGTAGGGGGTACGCTTGGCGGGAACGGAACGACCGGAACCACGGGAGGACCCGCCATGGGCAGGGAAGAGGACGAGCAGCGCAGGCGTTTCCGCGAGCAGCAGCAGCGCGCAGCTGACCAGCGTCGACAGGATGCGCTCAACGAGGCAGCGCGCGCTGAGGACGAAACGCTGCGCCGGTACAGCAAAAAGGTAGACGCGGATTTCGACAGCGACATGCGGGACATGTTCGGCGGGGCACTGGACGAGATTCAGCGCCACGCGGACAAGGCTCCCGAGTTTCAGGTTGACCAATACATGAGCGCAATTCGGGACAGCGTCAACCGGGGCGACTACAAAAAGGCGCGCAAGGTCGCAAGCAAAAACAAGGCCAAGATCAAGGAAGCCGTCAAGGCTGGCAAGAAAAAGGGTTGCGGCGTGATCGCCATCCTGTTCATAGGCGGACTCACCTCCGCATTCGGCGCGGCCGGATGGCTGGCCATCGACACGATTGGAGCCCTGATCAAGTGACCAACTTCGGGAAGCCCGGCGACCCCGGCAACGTGGAAGGCGACGTCGAGCGCCAGCCGACCAAGGAGGAAGTCGTCGACGCACTGGAGGTCAAGAAAGAGGGCACGGCAAAAGAGCGGTTGCAGGCGGAGCGCAAGACCAGCGCGACGCGCGGCCACCGGAAGCGTTAGGGGCGACGACGTGCACGTATACGACCGAAACGGCAACTACAAGGGGCGCGCGGGCAAGCCGGTGCGCGACGTCCGGACAGGCAAGATACAGCGCATGGGGCCGCCCCCGAAGGCGAAGCGCGGGTGTTTCGCGGCGCTCGTGCTGCTCGCCGGGCCCGTCGCGCTGGCCGCTGCAACGGTCGGCGCCCACGTCGCCGACCTGGTTTGACTACCCCTGCCCGAAGCGGGTAGGGTTCCGCCTGCCGGTCACTGGAACTCACGGGGGGAGCCCCGGCCATACCGGCTCCAACTTCCGGCAGTAATTCGGATTACCTGTCGGACGGGGGCGGCACACCTGACATGGAAGGTGCGTCACGTTCACCAGGCGGCTTGCCTCAAATCGAGACGCCTGGTGAATACCCCGAAGGAGCTGCAACACCTCGCGCCATGGCGGGGAACGGATCGGCCGCCCGACCTCAGTCGGACACTGCCAGATTCGAAACCGCGTGGGCGAGTGCGCAGGAATGGGAAGTGCCCGAACGAGCGCGCTGTTGGGGGCACCACTCCAGGGGACGGGGATAGCCTGGGGATCGGTCCGGCTCGGCGGCCTGCGGGAGAGAATTCGCGCCCGTTCTCCCGTCGAGTCGGACCCCTAAGACGCCGTGAGGTACCGCACCCCCGTGTGGCCTCCCGGAAGTGCCGGCGAGTCGGTTCGTCTCCTCCTCGCCGGGGCGGAGCGTGGCTCGTCCAAGCAGGACACCTCCGGGTTGGCGCTGGGTAACCGGCGCCACGGGGCGGGGAGATCAGGGTGTCAAGTCCCTGGCCACGCGCGCAGCGAGCAGTACCGCAGGGGCAAAGCGTTGTCCAGCGTGGACCTGGCCGGGCTGTGGCTGAACCTGGGTAGGGCCGTCGTGCTCGGACGTCACGGCGACTTGCACCAGGACAGGCGTGGGGACGGGTTGGCCCCGTCGCGGGGGAGACCCCGAAGACCGGTTCGAGTCCGGCTCGCCCAGCGGAAGCCCCTGCCGGTCACCAAGCGGCAGGGGCTTCCGCTCGTCTTGCCAACCCCCGTTCATTGGGGGTACGCTACGTCCATCACCGGAACGACTCACCGGAGGAGAACCACCATGCTGGTCGGACAAGACCTGCCGATCCTGCTCGGCGACGAGCACGGCACCATGTGGGTGGACAACGCGAACGGCACGGTCACCAACACGGGCGACGAGAACGACGGCCGACCCGACCAGCACTGGGACGACGTCCCGGTGGAGGTCATCCGCGAACTGCACAGCGGTCAGTGCCGCTCGCGTGGCGAGCTGGCCGAATGCCCCGGTGGCCCGGACTGCGCGGAGTTCGAGCGCATCGCCGGCCTGTTCCTGGGCCTGCCGGCGTGAGCAACGTCGGACCGAAGACGGGGGAACGATGGACCGGGGCGGGACCGGAACTCGACGGCTACGAGGTGGCGCTCTGCCCGGACGGCGAAGCGTTTATCGCCAGCCCCGACGGCGACGTGGTCACGCTGCCCCGCGTCGCGTGGCTCCCGGTCGCAGACGCGTTGCTCGCTCTGCACGCCGCGGCCGCTCGACGCTGACCCCCTGGGAGCGAACGCGGGCCGCGCTGCTCGTGCTCGCCTCCCTGCCCGCTGGACTCGCCCTCGGCTTGCTGCTGCTGTGGGCCTACGTGGAATGGAGCTAGATCAACATGGACCCCGGAGACCCAATGAACATCGTGGAGCCGGAAGTGGCGACCCTGTCCGTGCGCGAGGCGCTCGACGTCAAGGTGGCGACGCTCGCCCACGCGCACGTCCCGGACGACATGGACGAACTGACCGCGCCGGAACTGGTGCTGGTGACGAAGTCGCTGGCCAACCTGAACCGGTCGCTCGTGACGTCGTTCAACACGATGGCCCGCGCGTTCGAGCAGCTCGGCGCGGCACTGGAGGTGGTGGTGGATTCCTGGGCGGAGTTCGCCGACCGCCTGGAGGCCGAAGAGGAGGCAGCCGCGGAGCAGGCGAGCGAGACCTCTGCGGCCGCGGACTGGCCAGGCAGCGTGCGCCCCGAGTCGCTGGGCGGCGCGTACCCGGAGAGCTTGACCGGGCAGGCGACGGGCGCGACCGCGGGCGCAGACTGGTCAGGCAGTTCGCGCGTCATCTGACCTGCGAGGACTTGCACATTACCCCCCTCCGTGGGGGGTAATGTGTGCCCGCTTCCGGAACGACCCGCCAGGGGAGGACCACCGTGTTCACGCTCGTGTCCCGCTCGCTGCATTCCGCGCTCTACGGCGTCCCTGTCTGGTGGCTGCTGGTCGCCTCGTGGTGGGACCTGTGCACGCGCTCGCCGCTGGCCGCGCAGTTCTACCAGCCGGTGTGCCTGGTGTTCGCGCTGCTGGTGCTGACGGGCTGTGGCGGCTACGTGTCGGCCGGCTTGCAACCCCCGCCAGTAGGGGGTAGGGTTCAGCAGGACAGGGAACAACCCGACCAGGGGAGAACCGAACAGCATGGACCACTTCGTTGCCCTCGCGTGCATCGTCAGCGTGTTCTGGTACTCGCTGCCCGCCTACGCCACGGCGCCATCACGCGCCGCGCTGGTGCTGAGCACGCTCTTTCTGCCGGTCATCGGCTGGGCCTGGACCGTGCGGGCCGGCTACCTGGCCCGGCGCGAGCTCGCCGCGGGCCGCGCAACCGTGAGCAGGATGGAGGCGCACTGGCAGCGGCTGCGCGCCGTGGAGTTCTGGCGCGAGAAACTGACCTCGGGTACCCCGGTCGAGAAGATCAACGCGGCTGAGCTGCTCGCGCTCTGGGGCGAGCCGACGGAGGCGCCGGTCCGGCCGGTCGCTCCTCCGCCGCAGCCGCTCGTGCTCGACGACCCGCGCGACGCCACGTACGTGCAAGCCGTGTGGGGTCGGACGTCGGTGTCGACCGTCCTGCCGTCGGGTCGAGTGCTCACCAACCGCGAGGAGCGGACGATCATCGACGGGGGTCCGAACGGGATCCTCGTGATTCCGTCTGACGACTCTTTCCGCAGCACGGCGCAGAGGCTCGCCGCGCTCTACGAATCCCTGACCGGCAACTCTCTTGGATACCGGCCGCCGATGTACCTCGGCCGCGCCATGGAGCCGGACGAGATCGTGGTGCGAAACGCGGACGGTTCGATCCGCGTCACCCGTCGCGGGCCTTCGGAGGCGTCCGACCTCGGCCCGATGGACTTCGACGGCTGACCTTCCCCCACCACTTCGAGCGTGAGGAAATGACCATGATCGAACACGACGAGAACGTGGCCGACTTCTACTTGGGCCGCGGCCGCGACGCGAAGTACCTGGGGACCGCCGGCGACTGCTCTCCGGGGCAGCTCGCGGTCTGGGTCCGGTTCACCGCGGACGACCCGGAGGTCGAGCTGTTCCACGCGGCGAGCTTCAGCACCGCGGTGCTCGACCTGATGAACAACGACGAGCCGGTGCCGGAGCCCGACCACTACGGCGAGGTGCTGCGCTTCGGTCGCCGCTCGTGGACCACGTGGCCGCACGAGTACGACACCAGCGCCGGCACGGCGTGGACGTACAGCTTCGACAAGGGCTCTGTCTTCGTGGACCGCAACGGGTTCCCGTTCGCCGTCATCTACTGCAACGGCGGCCGCAACCCGGTGCCGTACCCGACGCTGGCGCCGGTCGTCGCCCCGTCATGATCGGGTCCGTGCATCCCAGCGTGCGTATCACCAACGCCAACCCGAACGCCAGGCACCGCGGGTCGAACGGCTGTTTCGATCTGGTGCTCGCGCCGGTGGTCCTGCTCGCCACCGTCGCCATGATCTTTTGGAAGAGGACCCGATGACCCAGTCGACCCCCAAGACGCCGGAGCCCCTCGCGCCCGGCCCCCTGACCGCATTCGGCGTGTTGGTGCTCGGCCTGCTCGCCGCGATCTGGACCTCCGACGTGACGCTGTCCTGGCAGATCGCGCTGTCCACGTTGCCGGCCGCGCTCGGTCTCGGCGTGGCCGTGACGCAGGGTGCGCTGATCCGCCTGCGCAGGCGCCGCGAGTCCGAGTGATGGCCGTCGGTCGCGGCCTGGTCCGCGCGAACAACATGCGACCCGGTCAGGGCCCGGAAAGGCAGAGCCTGCGGCAGTGCCGGCAGTGGTGGCACGACGAGATCAGGCGCCGTGAGGAGGTCGACTCGGCGGACGTGGTGCCGCTGGCGGAGACCTCGCTCGCGCTGTGGTACGCCGAAGTGCGCGACGAGTACCGCGGCGC